AGTATTTTTAAAATGTGATATTGAGGGTAATGAATACAATATATTAGATGACATCATGATGCATGACAGAATTTTTTCTGGATTGGTAATTGAATTTCATGATATCGCACAATATAAAAACTTTAATTTGGTAACTAATTTTATTAGCAAAACAAGGTTGAAGTTGGTACATTTACACGTAAACAATTATATGTATTACAAAACAGAAAATGGAGTAGTGCCAGATGTAATAGAACTAACTTTTACAAGTTCAGAAAATATCATTTACGACAAAAATCTAACACTACCAAATGTATTAGACATGCCAAACAATCCAAACGATTTAGAATTTCACATAGATTTTTAATAATGCTAATACCTAAAGTAGTTCATGTTACTTGGAAAAGTAAAGATATCTTGAATAATCAGGCACCTTTAATATTGAATGGCATTAGAAACATCGTTGATATAAATCAAGATTGGCAGTTGCAACTTTCAGATGATGTTGAATTGGAAAGTTATTTAAGCAAAAATTTAAGTAGGTATGATTACAATCTTCTCTCATCTAGACATATTGTAGAAAAATCTGATGTTTGGAGATTACTGAAGATATATAATGAAGGCGGAATGTACATTGATATTGATAGGTTGTTCAACAAAAAACTAAATGATATCATTAGTCCAACTGCAAAATGTGTGTTGCCTACTAATAACGATTTTGACTTTTCACAGGATTTAATTATCAGCGCACCAGAAAATCCTATTTACAAAGAAGTATTAGAACTTAACTTGTTACGTAGAAGGCAGGGTATAAACGATATTTATTTTTTGGGCGCTCAAACGTACATGCATGGTGTAACCAAAGCTTTATTTGGAACAGTAATTGATACTAATCCAGGTTCAAATGTTTTTGAACACATAAAAAAAGAATTAGGAAAAATAGAGTTCATACAAACATATAATGAAATGTTACCAAATAAAACTTTTGTGTATGAATATGATCCAACCACATATTGTGAAGGTAATGGAAAATCTAAAAATGAGTTTTACCAAGAATTTGATGTAAAACATTGGATGTTGTAGAATAATAAAACAACTTAATAAGGAAAGTAAGATGGCAGCAAAATCAGGCGAAAGAAAAATTATCTCAAAGAGAACCTGTCAAGGTGGAAGTAAACCAAAAACTTCTGCTATGAGCAAGTCAGAGAAAAGGTCTTTTAAGGCATACAGAGGTCAAGGAAAATGAGCGAAGCTGGTAAGGGGTCAACACAAAGACCCTTTAGCATTAGTCATGAAGAATGGGTCAAAAGGTGGGATGCTATTTTTGGCAGAGACTTAGAAGAAGATTTTGAAACACAAACTGACCAAGATCAAACAACACAACAAAAAGAGAATCAAGATGGCAAGAATTTCTAGTGAAAAGGCAGTTGAAGCGATTGGTAATAGGTTTGACCTAGTGTTGATTGCCTCAATTAGACAACGTGAATTAGATAGAGGTCATGCACGAAAAATTGTTTCAAAACACGGTAACCATTTAACCGCTCTTCAGGAAATTGAAGAAAAGCAAATTGATCGTGAATACCTAAAAAGGTTGGGCGATCATAAATTCTTGAAACAAGAAAAACCTAAACAAAAACGCCCAAAACATTATTAAAATAATAACATGTAGCATATAATGCTTACACGTTGAGAGACAAAGGTTAGGTACAGCAAAACTCCAAAACATGGAACTGATGGTCAAAGATAACTTCAAGGCTATCGAGGAGAGTTTCGATTTCTCTCTTAAATCAAAAAGTAGACAACTAACCTGTTTTTATATTAGAATGCTAACAGCAACCTAAATTTTCAAGTATATCGAAAAAAAACGCATTCAGAAAGGAAATCAAAAAATGAACGCACGAATTAAAGAACTTGCCGAACAGTCATACGAACGAAAACAAAGCATGGTGATCGATCCTACGACCCACGAAATGGTTCCAGGAAAAACATATAGTAAGGAGCTTAATCAAGAAAAATTCGCTGAGTTGATTATTCGGGAATGTATCAAGGCAGCCGGTGATCCCGGTGATGGTTTGATTAAGGGTGACACCTGGCATGATGGAGTTCGTGCTAGTATTTGGAGTATTCAACAAGAATTCGGTCTTGATCGTAATTTCGGAATTGAATCTTGACAAAGAACTCTATCTAGTCTATAATAAACGCATAAGTTTAGTAACAGCAATTACTAATATTTTAAATCTAAACTGAAAGGAAATTGTATGAATCAATTTGTAAACGCAATTCAAGAGCAAGAGTCCAGAACCGCTAACGGTATGAAGGCTCGTAAGAGTTCTGCTAATGCGTTAGTGGATTTCTTTTATTCCGTAGGTGCAAGTCGCGGAAAGAACATCATTCCGCAGTTTACTGCGGCATATGTTCAAGACCGTGATCTTGCTCTGCGTATCGCCCTGTGGGCACGTGATGTCCGTGAAGGAGCGGGTGAGCGTCAGCTTTTCCGTGATATCATGACTCATCTGGAAAAGACCGATCCAGAGTCAGCAGTTCGTCTGTTGAATCGTGTACCTGACCTTGGTCGTTTTGATGACTTGTTTGTCTTCAAGACCAAGGATATGAAGGCAAAGGCTTATACCCTATTGGGTGACAAGCTACGTGAACGTAATGGTCTAGCGGCCAAGTGGACTCCTCGTAAGGGACCAGTTGCCCGTGAAATCCGTGAGTTCTATGGCATGAGTCCAAAGCAGTATCGTAAGACACTGGTAGGTATGACCTCAGTTGTTGAATCACAAATGTGTGCCAACGATTGGGATAATATCAACTTCAGTCATGTGCCTTCACAGGCTGCACGTATTTACAAGAAGGCGTTCAATCGTCATAGTGTAAAGTTTGCAGAATACGTGGAGAAGTTGGTCAAGGGTGATCCTACTGTTAAGGTCAATGCTGGAGCTATTTTCCCGCATGATGTCCTTAAAGGTGTGTTTGATACTTACGGTGGTTTGGCGTCTTTGAATAAGACTGAACTGGATCATATCGTAGCACAGTGGGATGCATTGCCTAACTATGTTGGTGATGCTAACATCATGCCCGTCGTTGACGTTAGTGGCTCTATGACTGCACCAGCAGGCAAGGGTACAAACGTTCGTTGTATTGATGTTTCAGTCTCATTGGGATTGTACTTGGCTGATAAGAACAAGGGTGCTTTCAACGGTACTTTCTTGACATTCAGTGAGCGTCCTGAACTGTTGACCCTCAAGGGCAACATCGTTCAGAAGGCTCAACAAATGGTCAAGAGTTCTTGGGGCATGAGTACTAATCTACATGCTGCTTTTGACAAGATCCTAAGCACCGCTGTGAAGAACAATGTTCCTCAAAGCGATATGCCAAAGATGTTGTTGATTCTTTCGGACATGCAATTCAATCAGTGTGTTCGTCATGATGACAGTGCTATGCAGATGATTGAACGTAAGTATGCGGCAGCTGGTTATGATATGCCTGCTGTAGTATTCTGGAACCTTAACAGTTCGGACAATGTCCCTGTTAAGAGTGACAAGAGTGGTGCAGCGTTGGTAAGTGGCTTTAGCCCAAGTATCATGACCAGCTTGTTGAAGGCTGATCCTGCGGAGTTTACTCCCCTAGGAATGATGATGAAGGTGGTCATGTCAGACCGATATGCTTGCTAAATGAAAAAGGGCCTTAGGGCCCTTTTTTTATTTGTGGTCTTCTTTTTTGTCAGAGTCGTTGCATTTTTTGTCTTTTTTCTCTGCGCCTGACAATATATATCCTGACAAGGTACCAGTTAAAAATGTAGCTATTGGAATTATCAACTCAAAAAACTTTGAATCTACTGGGCTCATATCATTGAAAGGTTGTGTAACAAATATAATACTGTACAACACAACAAAGACAATTCCCATTAATGTAAGAGCTAAACATGATACTATAAATGCTTTAACTCTTGTGTTAATTTGTTCGTCGGTTAGTCTGTCGTTCATTTTTTATCCTTATCTAAAATACAGGTTCTAGTTATTGAGCAATTTTCGGGCTTACATTCTTCTGTTCCTCGATTTTTTGGGTCTTGGCATGGATATCTATATGTTTCTTCGCATCCATACAAAAATCCTGTAAAAACAAATATTAGTAAATATTTTTTCATTGTTGTTTCCTTTTACTGTTTAAGGAAAACTCAATGAATACGTTAGCATTCATGATTTAATACCTCCTTTTTATTTTTCTTTTTTGGGTTTAAATATGCAACTGTATTTAGTTCTTTAGTCTATAAATAGTTGATGATACGATTCATTTATATTGGCTCAAACTATGATCGTGAAAAGGAAATAGTTTTAGAACACATATTTCAAATAACTAGGCAACTATTATCTTTACCTGAAAAGCTAGAAGTAGAATTCCGACAATTGAACTACAACGTATACGGAGAAACTCTTTTAGATAGGCGGTTTAAAAACAGAATTCGTTTGCATGAGTCGCTAGACAAGAAAGAGACTATAGTTCCCTTCGTACATGAGTTATTGCATTTGAACCAAATACATTTAGGTCGGTTAGTGGGAAGACGCAATGGATGTTTTGTTTTTGATAAAAGGATTTATCATGTGTCAAAAAATCCAACAATGGAAGAATGGAAAAATATGCCTTGGGAGATAGATGTTGCCAACAAAGAAAAAAAACTTTTAGAGAGTGTGTTGGGAAAAATTTGATAAATTTATTGGAATTTTACGGTTGACAATAAATCCAGCATAGCATATAATGCATTCATGCTGAAGATTCAACGTAAGCGCAGGTCTGACAGGAATCATGTCATTTACTACGTTCAAAACGTGGTTACGCATGAATTCTACATTGGTCTTACTGCACTTTGCTATAATGGCAACGTGCGTAAAACCCTTACTCGGCGTATGCAAAAGCATCTTCAACGTGCCTTGACTGAAGATAAGAATTGGAGTCTTAGTCTTGCTTTGCGTACTGATGGACCCGAAGCTTTTGTGTTTGGTCCTCTGGAAGTGGTTCGCGGTAAGGCTGCTGCTCATGCGTTGGAAACTCAGTTGATCAAAGAACATAACCCTGCACTTAATACTTTCAAATGAATAACTTTATACAAAATGTAAGCAAGATTGATATTTCACGGGGACATCATTTTGATGCCGGTGAAAACTCTATGTTGATCCAAATCATGGATCCAGGTGAAGATTTCCCTATTCCATTGTACAACTTCAAAGAGACTCATAAGTTTGAATTTCTTGACATTGAAGATGACGGCAAGACTAACATGGGTGATGGCTCAATGTCACTGATGGGTGAGTTTGCTATTACCGACGAACAGGCAAAAGAAATTGCCAGCCTGTTGAAGCATGCCAAAGAAAACAATATGAATGTGATCGCACATTGTCATGCGGGAGTATTTCGTAGTGGTGCTGTAACAGAAGTCGGCATCATGTTGGGCTTCAACGACACTGAAACTTTTCGCTGCCCAAACAGGCTTGTAAAGAAAAAGTTGTTGAAGGCTTTGGGTATGCCGCACTCTAATAAAGAGCCATTGACAATTAATGGAAAACCCACTACAATGTCTGAAAACGAAATTTTGATTGCATCAATAAAGAATTAATCATGCCAACTTGCTATCAATTGATTGGAGTGCCCGGTTCAGGTAAGTCCACTTGGATTAAGAACCAACCTTGGGCTAAGGATGCTGTAGTTGTCAGTACCGACAACCATGTTGAAGACTATGCTGAAAAAATGGGTAAAACCTACAGTGAGGTGTTTGACAAATATATGCCAACTGCTGTACAATTGATGACAGACGATGTAATCAATGCAAGTAAAAACAATTTGGACATTATCTGGGATCAAACATCAACTACCGTTGCAAGTCGTAAACGCAAGTTCAAGATGTTGCCTAAATATAAACATATTGCTGTGGTGTTTACTACTCCAAATGCCGAAGAACTTAAAAAGCGTTTGGGAAATAGACCGGGCAAAACCATCCCTGATCATGTTATCCGTAGTATGATAAATAATTTTGAAATGCCT